TATACTCATTAATCATTTTTCTAACCATAGTAATGAATTGAAAAATACCGCCTATATGAGTCTCTTTATGATATAAATCTTTTGCCCCATGATAGGCGGTTTTAATCAACGAATCGCCATCAACAATTAAAGTTTTTTGAAATTTTTTAGTCTTTCTATTTGGAATCTTCACAAACCATTATTTAATGGTTAAACAATCAATCATCAGAATAATCAACAGGAGACTCAATGAAGTTTTCTTCAACTACTTCAAAATTAGATTCATCCTCAAATCCACCAAAAACTTCGGCCCAATAATCTTTATTTTCAGATTTATAATCATCAATAGATTTTTTATCATCCTCAATAAATCCGTGTGTTGTAGCCAAAATTTTATTATCCGCATAACCCAAACCATTCATATGGTTTTTATGGATACCAACCTTTGTTCTTATTGCAAAATTAACTTTTCTACCTTTATTGGTTGCAGATAATTTTGATACACCAGAACTTTTTTGATTTCCAAATAAGAATACCAATGCACAAGAAAGATATATAGAATTACCTCCTTTTGGTTGGATTGTAGGTTGTCCGAAAGGATTATCAGGTAGAGCTACCCAAGGCTGATTTACAAAAATCATAGTATTAGTGTATGGATAACTTTCTTTCCTTGAAGAAGTAATTCTTTGTGCCAATCCCATTCCCCATTTTTCTGAAATTACTCTAGCAGTATGTTGATTACCTCCTTTACCTTCAAAACTCATTTGACAAGGTATTGTACCAATGGAATCCCACAAAAATACTATATCATATGGTATCTCACCGTTTTTTTGTGCATCTAAAATTTCTGTTACATAATCAAATGCTTGTTCAATATAATCAAAACCTAATTTATATAACAAAAATCCATCCCAATATGCACTAACTTCTCCAGTTTTTTCATCAACTTCTTCAATATATTCAGTTTCTAAACCCATTTGTTTAGCGTGTTCAAAACTAAATTTTTGTTCAGTAATTATAAAAACAGGTAATACGTTTTTTTTCTGAGCATCAACCGCAGTTTTAATAAGTGCAGTTGTTTTACCAGTATCAGAATGTCCTAAAAGCATATTGATTTGTCCCATAGCTGGACCTGGTAATCCAGTAGACTTTTGGAAAGCTTCCCCTATATCAAAATACTTTTGTTCTTTGTATTTATCACTAGAGGAAAACTTTTTTCTGATTGATGAAAAATCAGAAGCTTTTTTCTTTATAGGTGTCTTAGCCATATTTTTTTATTAAAATGGTAATTCATCATCATCATCATCATCACTATCTAAACTAGTAGATTCAAAATCATCATCATCATCTTCTGGTTCAACTATAGAATCATTTTTAGACTGTTTAAAAGATTCTGTCTTCATCATATTAATTTCTTCAGATAATGACGCAGTTTCTTTTTCTTCCTTATCTTCTTCAGCAACAAATTTACTTTGTTCAGAATCCCAAATAGGTGTTTTGTTAGTTGCAACAATTTCTAAATATTCTTGACTCTTTTTAGAGTATACATCTTTATGTGTCTCAGAATTATTAAACCAATCATTAGCCTTTTCTTTATCCGTAGTAAGAATAGAAATATCATCAGCCATAATAGAATTTACAACACTAAAATTTTTGTCATTTCTACCTGTAGTAATAATAATATCTCTACCTTCTCTAGGGTCAGTAACATCACCTTTTAATTTAAACAAAGGAATGATTTTATCCATAATACCGTCACCAGTATATTTATGTTTAAATCTCCAAAATTTAACCCCATCGTCTTCGTTGTCTCTATCTATACCTTTTACAACATAGAATTTTCTAGCAACAAATTCTTTTGCTAATTTCTTAGCTCTTTCAGAACCATCTTCATATAAAGCGTCCTTAGCTTCACAAAGTGGGCAATGTTCACCATCATTTAAATGGTTACAATAGATTTTTTCCCATTTACCGTTAACTTGTTTTTCATGATAATAAACCTCAGTAAAAGGGCTACCACCATCTTTGTTAGGTAAAATTCTAAATCTTTTAGTTTGATTTTTAACTCCTTTCGGAAGTTTTTCGCTGAAATACTTTTTAAGTCTGTCTTCGTTAGACAACTTAGTAGTACTTTTTTTTACTTCAGTATTTTTTTCATACTGAGATAAAATAGCATCTAAAGTTTTACTCATTTTTTTATTTTTTAAAGTTAATAATACACAATTATAAGTATTTTTTACTTTAAAGTCAATATGGGTAACAAAAAAAAACCCCACTTTGTTAGTGAGGCTCTATTTTTAAAAAATATTTTTTTATTATTCTTTTTCTTTAGTATCATTAAAAGAAGCTCTTATTTGTTTAACATCAAAATTATCTACATCACTTTGTTTCAAAATATATTCTTCTTCATTATCTTCTTTTGCTTCATAACCTTCTTTATCTTCCCAAAAGTCAGTTAATTTAACACTATATGGAAATGAACTTAAAGATCTCATCTCTAACCTTTCAACAGGAGTTGGGTTTCTTCTTTCTATTTCTTTTTCTAAATCTTCAATTTTATTAATAACTTTATCCATTCCAGAAACTTGACCTTCTAATTCAGATAATTTAGCTAATAATTCTTCCATTTTTGAACCTACCTCTTCAACAGAAGTTTTAGTTGCTTCTGTATTATCTACTATATCAGTAACATCTACTTCAACAGTATCTTCATCACCAGTTTCCGCATCAGCAAATTCATCTTCTATTTCAACATCACCTTCTGTATCGGTTGTATCTGTTTCTGTATCACCAGTTGTAGGTTTTTCTGTATCACCAGTAGTTGGTTCTTCATCTGTAGGTGTTTCTGTATCTTCTTCTCCCCCTTCTTCACCTGTTAAATCCATAAATGGATCATCACCAGGAGGATCTTGTTCAGTTAAAAAAGAATCATCTAATAATAAATCACCATTTAAATCTTTTTCCTTATCTTCTTCAGGAACATAAAAAGTATATTCTAAAAGTTGTTTATATCTTTTTAAATCTTTTGCTATAAGTGTTTTTTTATTCATAATATTTTACATTAAAAGTTGTCTACCATCATTAGTTTTGTAAACTTTGTTTACCCTTTCAACAATTTCTTTACCGTCATTAATTAAACATTCATCACCAACACATTCTTCTTTTTTAGAATTGGGGTTTTTTAAAAAATCATCTAATTTGTTTTCTAAACTTTCTTTACTGTTTTTATCGTTAAAATCTTTCATAATCTTTTATTTTATTAATAAATATCTAATTATTGAGAAAAATCTTTTTCAATATTTATAATTTTTAATTCGTCATTTTTAATGATTATAATTTTATTTTGGTAATCATCCCAATTAATTTTATATTCAATATAATTAATATTACCTTCTTCACCACCATTTAAACTTTCGATTAGTTTATTTAATGCGTTGATAGTATAAAAACATTCACCTTTTTTATGTACAATAATAGTGGGTGGGTAAATAGAAGATAAATCTATTTTTTTATTTTCTTTTATACTTATTCTATAAGTTATTATTTTCTTATTTTCTTCAGAATAACTATATTGAAATATATTTTCTTTTTTGATTTTAAATCTTTTTTCTAAATAGTTTAAAAAAGATTCTACCTTATCTAAATATACGAATGATGCTAGTGTTATACTCTTAAATTGCGTTTCCATTTTTAATAATATACGGGATCAATCTTTTTTTATCTTTTATTTTATATAAAAAATCCCTGTATTTATTAAATATCTTAGAATCTACCAAAACACTATTTTTTAAACTTTTTATCTTATTAAGAACTTTTTCTTTTTTATTATTATAATAATTAAAAATATTTAAATCTATACCAAAAAGAATATTTTCACTATAAATGTAAACCATTTCATTTTCTGTTATATAAATTGTAGAATCATTTAATGATAATATTTTTTTTATAATTTTTTTATTAATGTTTTTTTTACCATAAAGAATGTCTAAATAAACATAAGGTATATTTTCACCAAAATTATTATAACAATACTCTTTAAAGTTTTCTATATCAACCTCAAAATCAACTTTCCTTTCTTTCTCAGAAAAAGTCCAAAATACTTTTGTATTAATTTTTTTATGTAATATTGATACGGTATCTCCGTACAATTCTTTTACTTTACCCCAACCTATTATGATAGTAGGTAAATCATTATCTATATCTTCGATTTTAGACAAGTTTTTAAATCCGTCCAATGAAATATTTTTTTCTGATATTATATTTCCAAAATACATAATTGCAAATATAATAATTTTTTTTTAAAAAGTTAAGGGCCTGGATTAAAATAATTAATTAATGGTTGTTTATTTTTATCTCTAAAAACAGTTAGAACTTTTTCAAATGATGTAAACGCATTTTCTAATCCTTTAGATTTATATTGTTGACTTATATTTACACATTTAGTGAATATTGTTGCAGAACCATTACTGTTTGTAGAATAATCAAATGCAGTCTTCTTATCATCTTTAATTTTATTATTTTTCCAAACTTTAACACTAACATTAATTGCATCAACTTCAGTAGTGGCAAATGAAGTAGGTTTAAGTTGACCAATATCAGAATATAAGTCGGTATATTGTTTTCTACCTATCATGTACAAATAACCTCTAGGTCTGTATCTATACGCATCACCTTTAAAAATATTATAATATAAAGTAGTACCTGTTAAATTATTTTCTTGTTCTATTAATTTTTCTTTTTCTTTAATTAATTTTTCTTTTTCGGTTTTTTCTGCGGGTACACTATCATTTAATGTAGATATTTTTTTATCAATTTCTTGTTTTCTATTTTCTATTGTATCATTTCTTTCAAATTCTTTTAAATCATCATTACCTGGTATTTTATAAGAAATATCATTTACCGAACCTGAAGTAAATATTGGTTGTGATAATAAATATTTTTCAGTAGATGATGTATTTCCATAATATTTAACTTGATTATTATTTATATCTGACTCAGGAAATCTATCTACATAAGTATCTTTATTATCGACACCCCATTCCATTTCTTTATTTAATAAATTTTCTGAATTAGATAGCATTGATGCCAATAACATAGTAACCTGAGCATTCGATTTAATTTTATTAGTTATGAAAACTTCTTTAATCGTATCAATTACTAACCTTAATTTTGTATCGTCAAAATGCGTTACACCTAAATTTTTGAAATTACTCAATCCAACAGACCCATTGAAATTTGTATCAAATTGGAATTCTTCATTTGGATTATTTACACCAATACTATATAAAGTATTTTTATTATTTAAATTAGTAAATTCAATTTTAGGTGTTTCACTACTTTCATTTAAATCTATATCTAAATCTGCAGTAATTTGTGTAGATGGATTAGTTATATATCTAGATTGTCTAACACCTTCAAAACTGGTGTCCATTTGATTTGGTGTAATTGAGTGAGACACATTAGTTATTAAATAAGCCCCATTGAAAAATGGTACGTTTTGTAAATCAAAATACATTAAAGGTTGTATGTTCATACATCCCATAGCGTCTACTTTACAAGAATAAGATCTAGTTTTAAATATTCTTAAAAGATCAGTACCAACATAAGTTTTTTGTGTACCACCTCTTTTATCTACCAAATCACCTAAAGCTTTAAAATATTCACCTGTTTGTCTATGTTCTTGTTGATTTAATGATACATTTTTGAAAATTGTTTGGTTTTGTGCCCCAAAAGCAACTCTGAAAGCAACTAAAGAATTATCACCTAAATCTATGTTACCATTTGAGTCAACATCCTTTTTGTTTTCATCTACTAAATCAGGTGGTATATCACCAGTAGTTAAACTAAATCCATCATTTTTAAAATAGTAATTACTTCTTTCACCAATATCTAAATGTTCTGAAACACCACCAACATATATACAACAAAATATTGGTCCTGTTGAGTCATTGTTTTGAAGTGTTGTTTGTGGTTGAAATATTTTTGCAACTTCAGTAGCACTTTTAAAATTAATATATGTCGGTAAAATTTGTAATAAGAAATTACTATCTCTTAATAACTTAGATATGAAAAAATATACACTAGTATTTAAATTACTACCTAATGTTAAAAAACTTTTTAAATTAAATGTTGCTTCTTCACCTATGAATCTCCATCCCCTATCTATAAATTTAAAATAATCTATTAAATTTTTATTATTTGAATTCCCACAAATATTAAATGCTTTTTCATCCGCACCAACCCATTTATTATTAATATTTTTAAAATAATTATAAAGTTGTAATTTTATAGTATTAGTGTTTTTATTATCACTTTTTTGTTCTTCATTATTTTCTTTTTTACCATTATTGTTTTCAGCATCAACATTGTCAAATTTTTGTTTAAAGTATTGTATATATTTTATTACATTACTTTTAGTAACTTTTAATCCTTTATTTTTTCTATATTCATCTATTATTACTTTATCAAAAATTAATGGAGTTAATAAAATTAAATTACTATTTTCTTTTAATTTAGTTAAAACTGTTGACTCTCCAGTTTTTTTATCATTTTCACTTAATAACGGTCCTCTAACATTACCATATACATAGAAAGATACATTTCTTTCAAAAGATCCAGATAAACTTGAATTAAAATTATCAACATCTACCCAATTTTTAAAATTATTAATCAATTTATTTTTTACAGATAAAGGTAAATTAATTAATTCATCTTCTAATGGTGTATTTGTAGTTTTTTTTACAATACTATACCCAATTTTAGTTAGATATTCATTAGGTGGGGTTTGAAATTTTGAATAATTTATAGTAGATGTAGTAAATTTTAATGGGTCTGAACCAGATAAACTAGTTTCATATCTCCATAATAAACCACCTATATAATAAAGATATAATTTTGGTAGATTTATAATTCTAGCACCATTTTTAGCATTATTAGGAAAAATAGAATTCAGAACCCCATCTTTAAAATTTTTAAATGGAAATGTAGAAAGTAATAATAATGACCTAGCATAGTTAGAAGTTTGTTCTTGATATAATTTAGATTCGTACATTATATCACCATATTCTGTTTTACCTGTATCATTATATTTAAACCATGTTTGATTGATGTATGCACCATTATATGTACCTCCAGTAAGATTAAAATCTTTTAGTGTTGTTTGGGATAAATCATTTTTAATATCATTACCTGTAGATTTATATAAATTAGTACCCACATTAGAATACCATACATTATATAAATTATTTGTAGTTAAATTATTAGAATCAGAATAATAAGTTTTATAAAATAAATTAGGTCCACTTTCTTTTTTATTAATTTGGTTTGAGGCGGAATCGGCAACTAATTTTCTATAAACTTCATCATTTTTTATTTCTTGAAATAATTTTTTACTATTATTTAAAACATTTTTATCATCTATTAAAATATATTCTACACTATCTGAGAATCTACCACTAATTGGAAAATTTCCGATTTTTTGAAATTGATTTACTTCACTAATCTCAAAGATATCTGATTGAGTGTCTATAACAAAATCTTTATAATATTTACATTCTTTTAAATTAAACTGTCCTGTTAAAACGGGTGTACTTGGGTTGTTTAATTGAGATTCAATATTTATTAATAAATTAGATATTATTTTTCTAGCTTTTTCAGAAAAAATTGTTTTATTAGCGGCAATTGCTTCAATTCTAGCATATTCTTCTATATTATTTAAACCAGTTGATGGAGAAAAGAATGAATAATTACTCAATAACGCCACTCTATTAAAAAACTTTTCTATTAGTTCATTACCCATAGTTTTATCGTCATTAATAGAATTTAATTTAATCCAAGGATTAACTTTATAATCTATAGGATTTAAGGGAAACCAATTATCTGTATCTAATCCGTTTTTCAAATTAGATGCTTTTGTTATATCTTCTAAAGTTTTTGTCTTACCAACTAAATTTTCAAAAACTCTCTCAACAAAGTCCCATTCGGGAAATTCAGAAGTGGTCACACCAGGAACTTCTCCAATATAAACTTCAGTTAAATCACCTTTATCACTTTTTTGGTAAATAGATGGCCAAGCTACACCTTCGATACCCACAGGAACATCTGTTTCATAACCTTTTAAAATTGAGGTTCTATCCGCAGCAATACCATTTTGTTCAGCAGTATTACTTATGTCGTATATTGTCTCAACCATTGCTTGAGTATTATTAGCAATAATTTCAAAACACTTTCCTATAGTTGGGTTAAAATTAAATCTTTCTTTAAAATTTTTATTTAATTCTTCATTTATTTCTGATTGTACTACTTCTTTTACTATTTTTATAACACTTTCAAGTTCTATTATAGCATCTTCTATTATAGCCCTTTGTAATCTAAAATCAGCCACTAATACATTAGTAGATTCTAATAATTTAGTTGTTGGAGCATAAAAAATTCTATTTTTAACTTGTTTTTTAAATAATTCTATATTGACATCGTTATTAATATCTAACTTATCTATATAAGTTCTTTTTAAATTAATTAAAGTACCATCAGTATAGAATTGTTCTAATACAGAATCTAATCTTATAGGTTCAGGTTTATTATTAACGTTTTTTGTTGGTGATACTATGTAATAAATCCAATTATCTTCACTTAAAATATCTCCAAAATATGATATTAAAGTTTCATCTTTTTTAGTTTTTTTCTCATCAAACTTTTTTAATTTCTGTATTTTTTTTTCTTCTAATTTTTTTGCATCACTTAGACTATTATTAGGTTTATTTAACCTTTCACTAGAATTAATATATTCTTTATATTTTAAGATAATAGAATTTAATGTAGAAATATAAGATTTAAATGATGCTATATTTATAGAATTAAATACTATGTAATCTCTAATTGATAGATAATTTTGTTTTAATGGTGATTCATCATCTTTTATAGATGATGTTTGTATTACCGCAGATTTATTAGGTAACGATAAATATGGTTTTGAATCCTGACTCTTTTGATTGCTTCCACCACTATTACTAACAGGTTCTTTAGGTAGTGGTCCACCAATAAATGATCTAATAGTTTTTAATAAACTTAATTTACCATTTAAATCTTTTAACGTTTGAAAACTATTACTATCGGTTTTTATTATTTCCGATTCAACTTGTAATTTACTTATTTGTGTAAAAAAATCGTCTATTTTTCTTATATTTAAATCACCACTCTTTCTAAGATCTTCTAAAGTTGTACCCACATTACTAGTTTTACCAACTAAAGATTCACTTTCTTCAAAAATTCTATTTAAATTTTTATAACCTTCTTCTGTATTTATAGTACCTATAATATTACCTAAAACCATATCGTTTAAAAACGCTTGTTGGAAACCTAAGAAGTTCGCACTAATTTCAAAATCACCTGTTGATCCATTAAAATTAGATGTCCAGTTTACCATATGAAGACAGAAATCTACTTTTTGACCAAAATACCCTTTTATTGATAGATTAAAAACAGGATAAGGCATTTTAAAAAATATACTGTAAGGTGATAATCTATCATTATCTTTAATAACATCAAATAGTGCCCCACCCCTAACATCAGTAAAAGTAATATCTACAGTAGGGACTAAACTAGAGTTATATTTTATGTCTATTGATTTAATTCCAAAACCTTCTAAAATACCACCACTTCTAGTATCTGAAGAATTAAAACCACCAATATTTGTCCAATCAGTAGTTGCATAAGTTTTTTGTAAAGGTGGATCTAATCTACCAGTATCTTTATTGTAATTAATTTTAGTTGCAATAAAATGAACCTCATCTTCTATACCACTATTAAAATTACCAACACTTTCACCACCATAAGTTAATCTACTTCTCGGATACGCAGAAAATTTAACATATATGAATAAATCTTCAGCAGGAATCATCTCCATACCTGGTGGGTTTGGATCAACAATAAATGCCTTTCCTACTTTTTCTACTTTTGACTCCATTTAATATTTTATTTTTTTATGTAAAGATTGATGTATTTTTGAGTTTCATCAATATATTGTTGTATACTATCTTTAAATGGGAAAGGTACTCTAAGTATTTCTCTATCAGGTATATTTTCCTCTACCCCACCATATTGTGGATTTGCTGCCAATATTAACCACCCATGATAAGGATTATTATAATATTTTTGACTAATTTTATCTAATCTACTAGTTTGTGATTCATATACAATTCTTTTATCTGAACCCTTTGGTGGTATAGGTATGTAAGGTAATGGTAAATATTTACCATCGAATTTAAAACTCTGATATCTGTCAAAATATTCTTTTCCCATTTTATATTAATTTAGTCCTTTTTCACCAATAGTAAATGATTTATTAGTTTTAGTTGTTTTTTTATTTTTAGATAAATAAGCATCAACATTTACATTATCACTATAATCTAATTTATATAATTTTAAATCTTTTTCTGCCGATTCAAGTTTAGTTTTACATCCCCTTAATTTAGATTTAGTATTTGGTCCAGGATTTGATTCGTATTCTTGTTTTGCACTTTGTAACGCAGTTTTAGCATCAGTTATGTTTTTATTTAATGTTTTTATTTTTTCTGGATTAACCAAACCTTCTTTAAATTCAGTATTTATATTAATAGTTTTACTAGATTCAGAAATAGTATATTCTTTTTTAGGATTTTTTCCAGCTTTAATTTCGATAATAATTTTATTATCAGGCGATTTCTTACCATCTATCTCTATTTCAGAAGGTACTTTATTATCTTTTGTTTTTACAATAATTTCATTTTCTTTTGTAGTAATTTCTAAAACACCTGTATTTTCAGTATTTTTTTCTGCTAGTTCATTTTTTTCATTTTCTTTTTCTTGATCAATTATACCTTCTTTTTTAAGACTAGTTATATAATTATTTAAATTTTCTTCACCAACTAATTGTTTTTTTAATTCACCTAATTTAACCCCATCAACTACTTTACCTGTTGATGCATTAATACTATCTGACCTAACATCATACATTTCTGTATTTGCATAATAATTAAATGATAACGCATTTTGTAATCTATTTAATGGTCCAACTAATGAATGTCCACCAATATAGTCTATACTTAATGAAACTGTCGCAATCATTGGTTGTACACCAATACCTTCAGGGTTTATATCCCATTGAGGTCCATCATATGTAATCGATAAACTATTAATAATTACTTTAGTATGAAAGAAATCACCTATTCTTAATATACACACTGGAGGTCTACCAAAAGATAAATTTTGTGGTTGTACACCCACTTCAGTACCATCTTTTAATGTTTTCTTATCATAAATACTAGGACCCTGTCTCATACATTGATTTAAGAAAGTTAATCTTTTATTAAAACCTTCTGGTGTGATACTATGAAAACCTGGATGAAAATATTTTATTTTTTCAGATATAAATTTAAAATAATTTGGGTAATTCTCATCTATGAAATCAAAATACGCATTTTCATCTATAATAAGGTTATCTATTAATGTTATGTCTTCAGGATTAAAAGTATCTGACCCTTCACCTTTTTGTTCTTCAGGATTTAAATCTTTAGATTTTTCACTATCATTTTCCATTAAAACATCTACTCTATAGTCAGGATCGTCATTACTAGATACAGCTGGATTACCTTTTGTTTCAAATGTGGATATATTTGAAATTAATTTTGGGTCAATTCCAAAAAAAATAATATTAGTTAAAATTTCAGTCTTAACATCATTTGCGAATTTTTTAGCAATATCTGAACCATCACTACCAGTTGGTTCTCCAGCTGCATTTGTTATTAATCCATCACCAATCCAACCATTTAATGTTATTTTTACTTTAGGATTTGTGTTGTTACTTTGTTTTTCTAAAAATGATTTAATTTTAGTTACTATTGCATCTAAATTAGCTTGATTTGGTTTTATTTTAGCAATACAATTTTCTGTAGAGTCAGTACATTCTTTATCCCTATCTAAACCAACTTTACCCGTTTCTTGTGATTTTTCAGGATCAGTTCTTTTAACAGGTTTCTTTTCATTTATTTTTAATTTAATTTCTTCTAAATCACTTTGTGTTACTGCACATTCTAATGCCCTAAGAAATTCATCAGGTGTCGAACAACCCGCAAAAAATCTTTCGGTTAAATTAGTACTATTGCCTCTATAACAATTTATCACTCTTGGGTGATCCACAATTATCTTAAATGATAAATCACCACTTCTTTTAGAATTATTATAAGTATATACTGGTTCACTTCTTCCTATAAATTCATTAGGATTCCAGTTCGCAGAAGTACTTTCACTAAAAGTTAACTCATATGGTGGAAACCACATAATTCTACCTTTAGTACCACTTAATATATCACCAGGACCTATTTCACTTAAAGGTAAATCAGCCAAGTTATCTGTCCAAGCTAAATTTTCTAATGATAACATAAACTTTTTTCTTGTCGTTTGAGAATCTGAAATGACTGGATGATATTTTGGTATACCATTTTCATGTAAAACACTTTGAGTTGATTTACCTTGTGTTACTGAAAAACCTTGTAAATCTTTATCTCTAGAAAAGAATAATCCTGTATTTCTTATCGCATTTAAATAACTATATCTATCTGTAACAGTCCATACCCTACAAAAATTACCATTACCATCTATATCGATTAAATCTGAATTTCTTATTGCGTTTCCTCTACTAATAATTCTTTTTTGTTGTTTATCTTTAAAATATTTTCTAGTTTGATTTATAAAAACTTCATTTTGATTATCATTTACTAAT